AATATGTCAAACGTATCAAGCGCGCCAAAGCAGTTTATCTATAACGCTGTATCGCCGTTATTGCGTAAGCTTAAAGCGTCAATCAATGAGTTTGTATGTAGACCTTACGCTAAGACTTACGGCATTAAATATTACTTTGACTACGATATAGCTTCATACCCTGAGATGTCTGAAGATATGACTAAGCTTAGCGACTGGCTTGAAGCATCATGGGAAATCACGCCAAACGAAAAGCGTGTTGCTAAAGGTTACGATCGTAGCATGGATCCGTTGTTGGATGAATATTACGCGCCGTCAAGCATTGTGCCGCTAAAGGATTTGTCTTTAGATTCAGCATATAACCAACCGTTCAATGGCGCAGGGGCAAACAAAGTATCATAAGACTTATTTAAGTCTACATCGGCAATATGAAACGTTTGCTTACCCAATCTTTAAGAAAGCGTTGGATAAGCAGATAGACGTTGCGCTATCTTTGATTGACGCTGAAAATTTAGATAACATTGATTTGTATATTACTTATCTTCCTGGCGAGCCTATTAAAAAAGCTTTAGAGGAGGTCTATCCGCCTGTGGGCGAAAGTGCTGCAAAGTTTAGCTTTAAGTACATTCAAGCTACTGGCGACAAGATGTCTAAGAAAGATTTGTCATTGTTCTTTAATAAGGAGTGGATTCAGAAGATGGTCGACTACTTGCTACTTAATGCAGCCGAAAAGATTAAAGGCATAACAGACACTACGATAAAGAGCATCCGCAAGGTAATAGCTGATTCGGCAATGATGAATCTATCGCGCGTGAATCAAGCTAAGTACATTCAAGAAACATTAAACAACCCATCTTTTAATAGAGATCGGTCTTTGCTTATAGCGCGGACAGAATCGACGACGGCAGCAAATGTAGGCATATCAATAGGCGCTGAAAGTAGCGACTATTATGTGAACAAAATATGGATAGCAACAAATGACAAGCGTACGCGGACGGATCACAGAATTGCAGAGATGCAAGAGCCTATTCCACCCGATTCGCCGTTTATAGTTGGTGGCAACGAAATGATGTATCCCGGCGACGTAAGCGCGCCAGCAGATCAGGTATGTAATTGCCGTTGCGTTATGGGAACGGTTATATTAAAGGACGAGGACGGTTTGCCTATATTAAAACCACGTAAGACGGCTGCTGAACGGCAAATGTCTTATGCATAAAAAAATATTATAATATTATTATTTTTATTTAATTTTACACAAATGGAAGTTAAAGCGTTTTCAACTCAAATCGAAATAAAGGATGCTGATACTATGCAAGGCGTAGTGACTGGCTATCTTGCAAATTTTGGCTCTGAGGATAATGATGGAGATATCATTGATCCGGGCGCGTTTACTAAGTCTATTAACGAAAACGGGCCGACAGGCAAGGGATTTATAAAATACTTGTTAGATCACAACACTAAAAACAGTGTTGGTGTATTTACAACACTTAAAGAAGATAGCGTCGGCTTATATTACGAAGCAAAGATAGGGCGGCACACCGCAGGGCGTGACTACCTCATGATGGTTGAAGATGGAATAATAAACCAACATTCAATCGGCTTTAGCCGCATTAAGCAAGAAGTAAAGGATAAAGTTAAATACATAAAAGAGGTGCGCTTATTTGAAGGCTCTGGCTTGCAATTTTGGGCATCGAACGGCAATACGCCAATAACAGGCATAAAAGAAATGAACGATATTGTCGCGCGTTTAACTATCCTTAACAAAGCTTTGCGCGATGGCGCATATACAGACGATGGCTTTAAGTCTATCGAAACAGAAATAAACATTATAAATGAATCACTCAAAGCGATTAAAGCCGCGGATAGCACTTTGGAAGTTGATGAGCCGAATATATTAACTGGATTAATTAACGTATTATCACAAAACTAAAATGGACGAATTAGAAGTAAAAGCTGCAAAGCTACTCGAAAATAGCAAAGAAGCTACAATCAAAGAAACTAAATCTATGATTGATGCTGAGGCTAAATCCCTAACTGAAAAGTTAGATGCTGAAACAAAATCACGCGGTGAACTTGCTATCAAGTTTGAAGCTATTGAATCAGAATTAAAAGAAGTTAAATCAGAGTCACAAAGACTTAAGGTTGCTGCTGAAACTAAAACAACAACTTGGTCTGAAGGATTGAAAAGCGCGTTTGACGATGCTTCGAATTTGACTAATCTTCAAGAGTTCAAAGACAAGAAGATTAAGCAATTCACAATGGAGGTTAAAGCTGTTGGCGATATGTCATTGTCTAACATCTCTGGCTTATCTGCTGCAAACGTAGAGATGCTTCCGGGCATTGTACCTTTCCCAAGCCGCAAGCTGCACATCCGTCAGTTGCTTCCGATCGGTCAAATGTCAACATCTGATATCCACTTCTTGCAAGAAACTCAAGATGAAGGAACTGTTGCTGTATGGGCTGACAATTCAGGTGCTAAAAACCAAGTAGATTTCGATCTAACTGAAGAAGTTGCACAATCTCAATTCATTGCAGGTTACTTGAGAATCACTCGCAAAATGCTTGATGATATCCCAGCTATGCGCTCTTTCTTACAAGCTCGCTTGATCGAAAGATACCTTAACGCTGAAGATCAACAATTACTTAGCGGTAATGGTGTTTCTCCACAACTTGACGGATTAATCACTAACGCTCAAGCGTATAGCGGAACTCGTACTATTGCAGTAGAAAAAATCATTGACGCTTGCGCTCAAGTAGAAGGTAACAACTACCAAGCGACTGGCATCTTGCTTTCACCTAAGCAATACTATGCAATCTTGATGACTAAAGGAAGCACTTTAGATTACTCACTCCCAGGAGGTTCTGCTGTTAACATTGTTAACGGACAGATCTACATCGCTGGAGTGCCAGTGTTTAAATCAACTGCGTTGTTCACTCAATTACCTGCTCAAGATACTTTCTTGGTTGGTGACTGGGCAATGGGAGCGCAATTGTTTATCCGCGAAAACCCGATTGTACGTTTCTTCGAAGAAGATGGTACTAACGTTCGCGAAAACAAAATCACAGTTAGAGTTGAAGGTCGCGTAGCAATGCCGATTTATTCTCCAACTGCGTTTGTGACTGGATCACTAAATCCAACACCTTCTTAGGCTCGTAGGGAGTAGGTTTGATAGTTAGGAAACCGTTAGCAGAAATGTTAACGGTTTTTTTTGTTTGTAATATAAAATAGTATATTTGTGTATGAAAAGACTACAAGTATTGCTTAAAGAAGATACTATAAGCCTTATAGAAAAGGAAGCTAAAGAAAAGAGTATCAGCAAAAGTGCTATTATTCGGCAAAAGATAGAACAGGTTTATAAAGCAATAGTTTCTAAAAAGGAAACAAATGACACTATTTAAAGCTGTATATAAAGGCGAGGTCGGTATCTATAAACATCAAGAGTATATTATTAATATCGGCAACTTAGTTAACTGTATTTGCGTAAAGCGTAAATGCGGAGCTGGCAAGGTGTTCTATAAAGACATCAATGAGTTTTTAGCAAACTGGGATAACATAAGAATAGCATGAAGATATTTCATTTAGGACTATGCGTCGGTGAGCCGCCATTTGATTCAATGCGCAAAGCGTTCTTAAATAATTGCACTGAGTATCGTGAGTTATCAACCGGAGCTAAGAACGTAAACCATGAAGCAATGCAAATTGCGCGAGCCTTTCGTCCAGATATAATATTTATGCAGATACAAGCTGCAAACATTATAAGCATTCAGACCGTTAAAGAGTTCAAACGCTTAGGCTGCTGGGTTTGTAATTGGAACGGCGATATAAGACATCAAACGCCGGAATGGATGGTGCACATGAGCCGCATAGTTGACAAGACTTTGTTTACTAATATGCGCGACGTGCATAACGTATCTAACGGCGGATATTTAGAAATAGGCTACGACCCCGAGATATACTGTCCTGAAGGCGATAAACTGCCATGCCGCGAGATTGCTTTCTTTGGTAATAACTACGGCGCTACAATGTTTCCGCTATCTGAATTGAGAATACAAATGGATGCCCACTTGCGTACTATGTTTCCACGCAACTACGGAACGTATGGCACTAACTGGATGCGCGGTGCTGGCAACCTTAATCATTCACAAGCAGAGGAAGCGAAAGCATATCGGTCAGTGAAGATAGGTATTAACCTTTCGCACTTTGATGAGCCTATGTACAGTTCAGATCGTATCTTGCGGATTATGGGTACTGGCGTTTTCTGTTTAGCTAAGCGTTATCCTGATATGCCGTTTGTTGACGGTGAGCATTTGCGCACGTGGGGCGACCTAAACGAGTTAACAGGATTAATAAGACATTATATCAGCAACACGACAGAACGCGAGCAGATCGCGTCTAAAGGCTATCAGTTCGTGAAAGAGAATTACACTTTTGATAATATGGTTAAAAACTTACTAAAAATCTACAAAGCA